TAGGATTTATAGAGTTGCTGAATATCTATTACAAAGGAACAAAAGACATAAATGATTAAACGTATAGGCTTTGCCTGTAAATATATGCACCCAGACCAGACTCAGAAGAAAAAACTTCTTGAGGAAATACAACGTCCTTTGAATACACGTTGTACAACAGTCGCTTGGTTAAACAGACAAACCAAAGAAGTTGCAGAACAACGACTGTGGGATATTATGGTGCATAATATTCAATCATTTAAAAACTTAATTGAATATGTAGGCGACTTACCTAATGAACTTAGAATGGTAAGACTTGGTAGTGATTGTTTGCCTGTTTACACACAGGCAGATTGGTCTTACTATTGGAAGAAGCCTGACGTAATTGCATACTGTGAAAAACATTTTGCTACCGTTGGTGAGATTGCTAGACAAAAAGATGTGCGTCTAAGTTTCCACCCAGGACAGTTTACAGTCTTAGCAAGTGACAATCCAGAAATAGTAAATAGAAGTATAGAGGAGTTTGAATATCATGTTGACGTTGCAAGGTGGATGGGATACGGTAGACAATACCAAGACTTTAAAATCAATGTTCACATCTCAGGTAGGAAAGGTCCAGCCGGTATCATCGACGCATACCCAAGACTATCTCCGGAGGCGAGAAACACGATTACGATCGAAAACGACGAAATGTCGTGGGGCATCGAAGCCAGTATTGAACTGCGTTCACGACTCGCCCTCGTTCTTGACATACACCACCACTGGGTTAAAACGGGTGAATACATTAAACCGACCGACGATAGATTTTTACGCATAGTAGAAAGTTGGAGGGGTGTACGTCCTGTGATACATTATTCTGTATCACGTGAAGATCTACTTGTAGGCCATGATGTTGATACATTGCCCAACATGGAAGAACTACTAGAACAAGGCTTTAAGAAGGCTAAACTACGTGCTCACAGTGATTATATGTGGAATAATGCAGTAAATGACTGGGCAAGTACCTTTTGGGATCATGCAGACATTATGGTAGAAAGCAAGGCTAAAAATCTTGCGAGCCATACTTTGCTAGATACATTTACACGATAAATACAGTATGACCTATACCAATGATATGCGAGAGTATATTTCTCTCTTTGAATCTAAAAGAGAACAATCGTTAACACTCGAAAAATTGCCTTATGGTACGGATGAATTATCTCCTGTACTGTCTAAGGAAAATGTAGAATATCATTATAAGATATTGTCAAAAGGTTATGTCGAAAGATACAACAACAAAGAAGGCGATCCTGATTTTAATTATGGAGGCGCAAAGTTGCACAATCTATGGTGGACACAATTACGAAAACCTAGTGGAGCAAACTTACCAGTAGGACCTATTAAAGAATTTATTAATAGCAAATTTAAAGATTATAATAATTTTAAAGACGAAGTGCTATTAGCAGGAATGAAATTACAAGGTTCAGGTTGGATTTATCTTTCAAAAAAAGGTGAAGTAAAGACTACACCGAATCAATCTTATAAAACAGATATAATGATGCCAATAGATATGTGGGAACATTCTTTTTCAGACTATACTAAAGAAGGTAAGGAATGTAAGAAGAAGTATATCCAAAACATAATGCGTATTATCAATTGGGACATCATAAATCAAAGATTAGCATAAATTAATATAGAATACGGAGAAGAAGAATGTTTAATTGGATAAACAAGATTTTTGGTTCTAAACCTAAAGCAGTTAAAAAAGAAAAGCCTTTAGTATTAGTGCCAAGAAAAGTAGATCTAAAAAAGATGACTAAAAAGGCTTTGGAAGATCTAGGTAGAAAACATAAGATAGAATTGGATAGAAGGTTAACAAAAGATAAACTTGTTAACACTTTATACAAGCATATCAAAAGTTTAAACAACTAGGAGAGATATAATGGTAGACGGAATTAAAAATTGGGTATCAAAACGTTTTAATGAAAGAACTTCATGGGACGGTGCGTTACTGATAGCAGTTGGAGTAATTGTTCTAATTGCAGGTCCATTTGCAAAACTGGCGGCTTACGCGGCTATTGGTTATGGTGCATGGACTATTTGGAAGTCTGAATAATTATAGAGTATCTATAGTTACAAGGGTGTCGATTGTAGAATCAAGTGTTTTACGTTTTTCGACACCCTTTTTTTGTGCAAATCTTTTCGGATCACAACTAGGACACACATGGTAATATGCGTTGTCTAGACGCTTAGGATCAACCTTACCTTTGTCTCGTTTGAATTCTTCTTTACAATCATCACATTGAAATACTACAACGGTCCTCATACGTTTATACGTATGGTGTTTACCGCCTTTGCTACGGCGCATATAATACTTCACTTCTTGTTCAGTTCTTAAAAACATACTATAACTATTTATATTACATTCGGTTTGTAAAATAATAGATAAATAACTTTATTAAGAGGACAAATTATGTCAACAATAGTTACTTTGACAGAATCAGCAAAGGAGCATATGGCTAGTATGCTACAAGACAACAGTAAAAAAGCAGTACGTCTAGCATTAAAAGGCGGTGGCTGTGCAGGATTCAAGTACGAATGGAGTCTTGTGGATACTATTGCTGGCGAAGATGAAGTAGTTGACTTTGATAAGGGTAAGTTTATTGTAGATCCTTCAAGTGTAATGTACTTGCTAGGTTCTGAAATAGATTATAAAAAAGAAGTGTTTGGTTCGTATTTTACAGTTTCGAATCCAGCCTCAACATCAAGTTGTGGATGCGGTGAGAGTATAGGATTTTAATAGATGACAAAACAAGTAATTAATATCGGTGTTGAAGGGAATGATGCTTCGGGTGATAGTATCAGAGATGCGTTTAAGAAAGCGAATGAAAACTTTACAGAACTATATGCAATTTTTGGTCAAGGCGGTGCTATTGGCTTTACTGCATTATCAGACACTCCAAGCACACTAGGACAAAATAAAGTTCCTGTTACAGATGCCGCAGGCTCGGCCATCTTAATGAAAGATATTGTTGGTGGAGCAGGTATTGTTGTTGATAATACAAGCACAACACAACTTACAATTACAAACACTGGATCAAGTGTAGTACAAGATTTATCACCAACACTTGGTGGACATATGAACGCACAAGGTTTATATGGTATTGCCAAGATTGCTCCAGTATCAGACGCAACTGCTACTGCAATAGGTAACACGCATTCAACTGCAATTACAATTGATGATTTAGTTATTGATAAAAAATTTGCTGACACAGAATATTTTGTAAAAGATGAACCTGTAAGAATTAGAACAGAACCAGCAGACGGAACAGGATACACACTTACCATTGGTAGTTTCATTAATGGCAATCTAATTACTGTATCACATGGTTTTGATAATAGTGTAAACGGAACTTCATTTAGATATAATTCAACAGGCACTGACGCAACTAATTTAACGTCAGGATTTACTTACTACGTAAGATTCATAAACAATACAACTTTAAGTATTCACAGTACTGAAGCAGGTGCAAAAAATAATACTGCTAAAGTTAATGCACATGATGGTGTAAGTGGTATTCCAGCAGGAACACATACAATTACTGATACTGAATATGATACTGCATTAACAGGACAATTTTTAGACAGCGAAGCACTACCTAGAAAATTTGTTACACGTAGAGATGGTGACACAATGACTGGTGCACTTAACTTGCATGATCATCCAGGTGATTTAGCAGGAAAAGGTACACCGAATGGTGCTGATGATAAACAGGCGGCTACTAAATTTTATGTTGATAATTCAACGTTTACTTCTAATGTAGATTTATTTGTATCAGGACAAGGTGACGATACACAGGCATTGACACCAGCAGGTAAGGAAGGTAGAAGTATTAACTATGCATTCAAGAGTATTAACAAGGCGGCGGAGAAAGCACAAGAGATTATGTTTGCATCTCCAAAAGAGCCAGGTGCATACACACAAACAATTACATTTAACAATGGCGCAAACAAATCAACAGTACAGTCAGGAACTATTATAACTGTAAACTCGTTGGCGGCTCCGGCAGTAACATTATTAACTCCAAATAAAAATTTTGTACAAAAAGAAACAATTGGTTTCTTAAATGCTACGTATCCTGAATTAGTATATAATCAAACAAGATGTAAAACAGACTTGGGATTAATTATTGACGGTATGTTGTTAGACATACAAAATGATCAAAATGCTAACTTCCATGCTATACAATCTGGTGTAAGATATTTTAGTACGGTATCAGGACAGATAGCAAGAACAACACAAAGAACACAAACACTGGCGGCACTTAATCATGCTGAGAGTGTTATTAAAACACATATCCTTACAAACACAGCCGTAAATGCGGCATCAACATATCAAAATAGATTTGGTGTTAGACAAGCGAACCATAGTGCAAATACATTAGAAATAAATGCAGGTCAAAACAGTTATGTTCACACTTATGTAAGTGGCGGTACAGTTGAATTTAATTCTGTAACACACAATATTACAACTGCGGTATATGATAATGTAGGTGGTACTGTAAAAATTACTACTGCAACTCCACATGGTGCATCACCAGGTGACATTGTAAGAGTACAAAACATTTTATGGAACTGTTCTTTAGGAACAAAAACTTATCCAGAAGTTGTTACACAAACAACAGACAATACGCAAACTGTTGATCCAAGTGTTATTACTGCATTTGGTAATAAGTTTACAGTCATTGAAAATATTATTACAAATGGTTACACTTCAATACCTACACTAGTTGAGGGAAGTACTTATAGATTGACATTTAGTTCAGGAGCAACAGCAGTTGACCAAGGTAAGGTTAACAACGTTGATATATTACCTGGTAAGATGGTTAGAGGTAAAACGTCTGGAGCATTAGGTAGAATTGTAAAATACACAAGACAATTTACAAGTGGTAACGATGCAGTTGAAGTAGTATTAGAAGAACCAATTACTTTTAGTAACGGTGAGGAACTAGAGTACGGTAACTTTACAAAACAAACACAAATTACTATTCACGTAGAAACAGGACAATACTACGAAGATTATCCGATTAAACTTCCTGCTAACTGTTCTATTAAAGGTTCAGACTTTAGACGTACAATTATTAGACCAGCAAAAAGAGTTTCACTGTCTCCTTGGAGAACAAGTTACTTCTACAGAGATTACGAATTTGACGGCAATGAGTTAATACCTACAAATAATCCAAATGCAATTTCTTTCTTAAAAGCAAACAAAGAATATATTAAAGATGAAGCGGTTGCTTATGTTGATCAACAAGTGGCAACTAATGCAGGTATATGGAACGGCTTTAGTTACAGTAAACCTAATTATGAAAGAGACGTTGGTAGACTTATTGACGCACTCCAATTAGATACGAAATATGGCGGTAATGCATCAGTAACAAAAAGATCAACTGCATATTGGGTTGGTACAACTAGTACACTAGCAGGTCCACCAAACGAACAGCAACAGTTTTCTGCAATGATCGATTATGTTAAGATTTTAGTCAGAGATTATATTTTAACAAATACAGCATTTACAAGTTTACAGAGTGTTACAACACAAAGTATAGATTCAACTACTGCTGAGGCAGGTACCGCAACTTCGATCGCGGCATTAATGACAAATCATAGTACAGTTATTCTAAATGGTTTAGCACAATTAGATCCATTAAACGATCCGCGTTATGGTTATCATTATTTAACAGATCCAACAAATCCTTCAAGTACTGCTAAGAACAACACTGAGATGGATGTGTTCTTAATGAATGATGCCAACAGAATTATGAACGTGTCAATTCAAGGGCACGGAGGTTTTGCACAGGTACTTGATTCAGAAGGACAAATTTTAATTAAATCACCTTACGTACAGGTTGCATCATCGTTCAGTGCAAGTGCTAATAAAAAAGCATTTAGAGGTGGAATGTATATTGATGCCTTTGTTGCAAATTTACCAGCAACGGTTGTAAGTAAGACAGATGCATTTACACTTAACGTTTCAAGTTCTACAGGCACAGGATTATTTAGACGTAAACCAGAAACTCCAGCACCATTCTATATTGATGGTATTAGATATCAAATTGATGCAGTTATAAATTATAATGGTCCGGCTGGCACGGCAACATTGTTACTTAACCCTAGTTCAAATAGTGGTAATGGATTTGTATTACCTGACAACACTGACATTGTCATACAAACTGCTGGTAACAGAAGTATGTTGGCAAATGACTATACACAGGTTAACGATTTAGGTTATGGTATCGTTGTTAACAATGGTGCGTTATCAGAACAAGTATCTACGTTCACATATTACAACCACGTTGCTTATTATGTTAACAATGGATCAAGTATTAGATCATTAAACGGATCAAACAGTAATGGTGACTTTGGACTTGTATCAGCAGGTTCAGATCCAAACGAATTAGTTGACGAGATTACACTTGTTAAAAACATGGTTCAAACTGCAAGGGTTTTTGACAACGGAAGTACTTTTGTTAACACAGTAAACAAAAATAAAGTTTACATTTACGATTACACAGACTTACCTCTTAACGTTTCTGAACTTGAAGTTGACCATGGTGGTTCAGTAGGTATTATTAGATACGAAATTAATAGTATTCAAAGCACAACTGCTCCTGGTCAATCAGCCACAAATGCAAGTAAGAGCGGAACAGTTATACAATTAAACATCGGCGGTACTGATGGATTACAACAGGCGTTGGCAAATGGTGATAAGGTAACTATTAGAGCATTACAAAATTTTGAATTTGCTAACTTAATTGATGACATACCAACAAGACCTTCAACTGCAATTATATTTGATGAAAACGAAGCCTTTACATACAGAAGTATTGCATTTGGTAAAACAGATAGTTTAGGTGGATCAGTTCCGGCAGGAAATAGTGTTATTACATTTGATGCAAGTTATGATTATGTAAGAGTAATTGTTGCAAACACAGAAGCGGCACTCAATACTTATGCAGGTGCTGGTGGTACTACAATGGGTGCAACGGCAGGTGATGATGTAATTGCTATTGCAAGACTTAACGAACAAAAAGATATTGACAGACTTAACAACGGTGATATGTTATTTGCACACGCAGGTAAACTACACAAAATTAACAACTACATTGATAGAGGTTCTTATGCAACCATTAGTATCACAGATATTGCTGACGGTGATGTAAGTGGAACGGGACAGACAGGACTAGCGACATCAGTAGTTCAAACAAATGCAATTACAATTAGAGTAGGATTGGCGGCAAGTGAAAATGCTACATTAACAGTAAGTATTTCAACTTGTAGAGCAACAGGACATGACTTTAATCAAATTGGTACAGGTGGATTTAATACATCTAACTATCCAAGTGTAATTTACGGTGACCCACAAAGTCCTATACAAGCAAATGAAATTGATGAACGTGGCAAAGGTAGAGTATTCTATGTAAGTACAGACCAAAATGGATTCTTTAGAGTAGGTAGGTTCTTTACAGTTGACCAAGGTACAGGACAAGTTACGTTCGCGGCAAGTATTGCCTTAAGTAACTTAGATGGTATTGGATTTAAACGTGGTGTTGTTGTAACAGAATTTAGTTCAGACAGTTCAATGAGTGACGAAGCGTCTGACTCAGTACCAACTGAAGAAGCAGTAGTTGGATACGTAAATGCAAGATTAGGCTTTGATAAAAATGGAGCGGCAGTAACACCGTTGATAGGTCCAGGTGCACTAGCACTAGACGGAACTACTTCACCAACTGCAACAATTAGTTTTGGTTCTCAAAGACTATCTAATCTAAGTGATCCGTCAGTGGCAAGTGATGCCGCAAACAAATCTTATGTAGATGCTAGAACACCATTTGGCAATTCATTAATGTATGGAACTGGTACTAACGGTGCTAGAGTAACTAATGATATTATTGTATGGACAGGGTCGGCATGGGATACTGCTACGCCAACAGGCACAGTAGGATTTACTTATGATGCCGCAACAAAATCAGTTGCAATGGATATTACAGACGGTAGCATTGAAAACGCAGATGTAAACACTAACGCACAAATATCACAAAGTAAACTTGCTATGCAGGCCGCTGGTACTAGAGCAAATGCAACAGGTATTTCACAAAGTAATTTAGGACTTGCAAGTTTTGATTCAGCAACATTTACTTCAACAAGCGGTTGGATTGAAATTGATGCAGGTGGGTTAAAATTAGATAGAATTAAAAATATTGCTGATAACCATATACTTGGTAGAAATGATGGCGATAGTTCCGCATTAGGACCTATTACTGCTATTCCTTTCTCAACTATTGTTAATACAGGTGGTGACTTTACTACAACTGGACAAGCAAGTAAAATTGTTAAAACACATACAGATGGATCAATTGATGGACAAATTATTAGAGTAGATGGATTCCCAACTATTGATACATCAAGTTCAACTGTAAACTTTAAAACTCCAGGCACTGGAACATTTATGAGTGCTATTGGATCGACTGATGCTACAACAACTGTATCATTCCCAGGAAGTATAGATTTAGGAGCAGTTGGTGTAACAGAAAGTTACTTCCAAGCAAACTCCACTTACCTTAATACAAGCAGACTTGCTACTCCTTGGGTACTAACAAACTTCCTTGAAGCACAAAGTGAAAAAGATCAACAAGGTACAGGTATTGGTTTAGGTGCTGGTACAGGTTACAGTAACGCAGATGAAGTAGCACTTGTATCAGGTGGTACAACGGTTGCTAAAGCAGTTACAACAGGATTTAATCCAGGTGGACATCAAACACATACACTAGGTACAAGTGGTACTGGTGAATGGTTAAGTGTTCATGCAGTTACATTTAGTGGACAAGCAAGTACGGCTCTTTATGCTGACTTGGCAGAGAACTATAAAGCAGATTCAAAATATGAGCCAGGTACAGTTTTAATATTTGGTGGTGACGAAGAAGTTACAACAACACAACTTAAAGATGATACAAGAGTAGCAGGGGTTGTTTCAGAAAAACCAGGTTACTTAATGAACGACGGACTTAAAGGTGACAATGTAATTGCACTTGCACTTCAAGGTAGAGTTCCAGTTAAGGTAGTAGGAATTGTTAAAAAAGGTGACTTACTTGTATCAGCATCAACAAGAGGATATGCTATATCAAACAATAGAGCAGGCGTTGGTACAGTAATTGGAAAAGCAATTAGTTCAAAAGACGATGCGGGTGCAGGCACAGTTGAAGTAGTAGTGGGTAGAGTATAATGGCGCAAAAAAATATTAACATAGGTTCAAGTGCTAACAAGGGAGACGGTGATCCAATTAGAACCGCCTTTAGTAAGACCCAGGATAACTTTTCAGATTTATATACAAGATTAGTAGTAGTTGAAGGACAAGTTGGTATTGCTAATCCAGGTGGTAATACAATACAACAAAGTATTATTGGAGACGTAATTGGTCAAGACTCTACTTTAATTGTAGATTCAGCAACAAGTAATGTTACTGCAAATGTTATAACTGCAACTGCTATTACTGGTGATATTACTGGTTCAGTTTTTGCAGATGATTCAAGTTTATTAGTTGATGCGGTCAACAGTACAATACCAGGTTACATAAAATTAACAACATTAAAATCAACAGTGGCGGCAAGTGTTGACTTTGCTGATTTTAAAACAAGGATAGCGGCACTATAAATATGTTAGTAGGAAAATACAATGGCAAATAGAATACCTTTAGTAGTAGATACAGCAGACGGAAATAAAATAAAAGAATTACCTATAGGTGATAATTTAAATTTAACCGGTTCTGGTATTACAGGTGCTGGTAGTATTTCAGCAACAAGTTTAACTCTTAACGGTGTTGTTTATAATCCATTCAGTGGTGCTTATGCAGACCTTACAGGCAAACCAACCATTCCTGCAACAACTGATGATATTACAGAAGGAAGTAAAAAATATTACACTGATGAAAGAGTAGACGATAGAATTGCTAATCTTTTCCAAGCAGGATCAGGCATTACTTTACAATATAATGATGCAAGTAATTTGATGACTATTTCCGCAACAGGCGGAGGCGGTGGTGGTGGATCTAGCACACTTGCAGGATTAACAGATACAACTATCGTTGCACCAATTACTGATCAATTTTTAAAATGGAACGGTAGTGCTTTTATAAATTCAGGAATTGCTTATTCTAATGTTTCAGGAACACCAAATTTAGATACAGTGGCTACTTCAGGTAGTTACTTAGACTTATCAAACAAACCAAGTATTCCAAACGACATTGGTGATTTAACAGATGTGAACACTACATCTACTCCACCAACTTCAGGACAAGTTTTAAAATGGAGTGGAACACAATGGGCACCTGCAGATGATATTACATCAGGTGGTGGAGGACTTAATGCAGATACACTTGATGGCTTTGATAGTACCTACTACTTAAACTTTACAAATTTAACTAACAAGCCAACGTATGGTCAAAACAATTTAAACGATACTACCATTGGTGGCAATCTTGCTACTGGACATTTATTACAGTATAATGGAACTGCATGGACAAATGTAAACTTCCAACCTAACTTTAGTATTTTACAAAACACACCAACAACACTTTCAGGTTATGGAATCACAGATTCACCAACTAACTTAACAGACTTAGGTGGCATTGCTTCACCAAGTGGTGCAAATAAATTATTAGTATCAACTGGTACTCCAAACAGTTATGCTTGGCAAACATCAATAAGTGGATTAACATTAACTTCTGCAGGTAGCATTGGATTTAGTGCAGGAGTTTCTATAAACGAATTTAGTTCTGATACTACTATGAGTGGAGCAAGTAGTTCTGCAGTTCCTACTGAAAGTGCTGTAAAAACTTATGTTGATAATTCAATAGCAGGTATAAGTGTAGATGGTTTAGAATCAAGAAGCACAATTACAACAACGACAAATAGTATTGCAACAGGCGTAACAGAAAATAAAAACTTAACAGGATTCAAAGCATATGGTTTGATGAGTATCACAGTAAACAATGCGGCATGGGTAAGAGTATATACCAATAGTGCTAAACGTACTGCTGATGCATCAAGAAATGAAGGCACTGATCCAGGAACTGACAGTGGAGTAATTGCAGAAGTAATTACAACTGCTTCTGGTACAGTAGACTTTACTCCTGCTATCATTGGTTACAACAATGACGCAACTGTAGGCACTGACTTTTATGTTGCAATCACAAACAAAAGTGCCGGTACGGCTACAATAGAAGCATCATTTAAAATATTGAAACTGGAGAGTTAAATGGACTTTTCCAAATATGTAAAACTTCAGGTTTACATGGTTACATTAAAAGACCATACTGACTTAGATGCGTTTTACAATGACATGGAAACACCAGGCGGAGATCTGCACATACCTGATAGACAGGTAGGTGTCAACAATCGTAGAGATATAAGTCGTACAACAGAATATCATTTAACAGAACAAGAAGCAGAACTTTTAAAGAACGATGATAGAGTTGCTTTCGTAGAACTTAATCCTAAAGACAGAGGAGTAAATGTTTTAGAAAGTCATATCTCACAAACTGCAAACTTTCATAAATCACAAGGTGAATCATACACAAACAATACTTGGAAGAATTGGGGACTATGGAGAGTTTGGGACGGTAATCCAGCCAGTAATGCATACCGTGGTAATAACACACAAACAATTAAATTAGGACTTACAGGAAAAAATGTTGATGCAGTAATCTGTGATGGTAATGGTGGTGCAGTAATGGACGATCACCCTGAATTCCAAAAAAATGCAGATGGCTCAGGTGGAACAAGATTTTACGATTATAATTGGTATCAATGGAATCCGCAGGTAACAGGCGGAAGTGCAAGTACATACAACTATGCATCTAATACAAGTAATCATGCTCATCACGTTGCAGGAACAGTTTTAGGTAATACACAAGGTTGGGCCAGAGATGCAAATTTATATCACTTGTATTATTTTTCCGGTGGAGTAAATTACAATTTTCCATACGTAATGGATTACATTAGATTATTCCACAACAACAAGGGCATTAATTCAGAAACAAAAGTAAAAAATCCTACTGTGGTTAATAACAGTTGGGGTATGAGTATATTCCCAAGTGAATGGAGTTTTAATGATATTACAGAAGTTACGTATAGAGGAGTAGTACATCAAAGACCTGTAACTAGCATATCCGAAAATGGACAATATGGTGTATATGGTACTGGTGCAGAACTTTCAAACTTTACTGACGTACTTGTAAACAAAGCGAATAGAATTACAACGTCAGGATCTGAAACTCCTGCAAATGGAGACTTTGGATCAACACCAACTGGTTGGACAAGATCAGGTGCAGTAATGAACATAGCCATTAGTGCTAACCCTCCATCACAAGATACAGTACAGGTACAAGGACCAGCAGTTATTGATGTACAATATGATTTAGCAAGTTCTAGTGTTAGTGGAATTCAAAGTATGTCATTAGAAATAGATATAAGAGATGCAGGCAATAGTCCAATACAAACTAGTATTACAGGAACTGATGCATCTACAAATGATGGAGAAACTATTCAAGTCAATTTAGCACAGTCAAACATAAGTCTACCTAACAACGAAGTGTATAATGTAATTTTTAACAGTACAACTTCATTAGGTAGTACACCTACAGTATCAGGTGAAAAGAAAGTTACAATAGTAGGTTACACGGCCGCTACTGCTCAGGCTTCTACAACAGACCTAGGAACTGTTGCTATTGCTAGTACAGATGGATTGACAGCATCAGTTACACCAACAACAGGAACAAATAATAACGGTTATTGGTCAATAAGTATTCCGTTCAATATTAGTTACATATCACAAAATTATAATACAGTACACCTAGGTACAAATAGTTACTTAACATTTGGCGGCGGTTCAACAAACAGTACAAATATTTCTAGTACCAATCCAGGCTTTCCTAAAATTATGGTAGGTGGTGCAGATAGAAGTGCTCAAAGAGTTTGGTACGGAGTTACAGGTACAGGTGCTGATAGAATATTTAGATTAGTATATGAAGGGACAAGTACAACAACAGGTTCCGTTGGATCACCAACAGTCAGATATGAATATAAATTTTATGAAGCAAATCCATCTAGAATAGATTTAATAGTTGAACAAAATTCAAATGTTACTACAACAACCGGAAACTTTAGTTCATCTCAATTAAACGCCTGGGGATTTATTTCAGGACAACGTATTCCTGTTAGAGTAAATGCTTTAGACAGTGACTTAGAAGATTTAGAACAAGCAGGTGTAATATTCTGTGGAGCGGCGGGTAATGGTTATTGGAAACACGATTTACCTGGAGGACCTGATTGGGATAACAAATTTAAAATGAATGACAGATATCCTGGACAAGAATATTATTACCATAGAGGAACTTCACCGACTGCAAATGATAATGTTGCAGGAGGTGGTACACATAACATCACGAATATTTGTGTAGGTGCTACACAAAATGAAATAGGTTCATTCCAAGAAAGTAGAGTTGACTTTAGTGATCACGGACCTGGAGTTGATATATGGGCACCTGGACATAATATTGTCAGTGCGTATTATTCAAACACAGGAGTAGGAGACACAAGAAACAATTCTAGATACTTAGGAAGAATAAGTGGTACATCTATGGCAAGTCCGCAAGTATGTGGAGTACTTTGTTGTCTTGCAGAAAGATATCCTACATTAAATCAAGATCAAATGAAAGTATTATTACAAGGTATATCTAAAAGTGATCAAATCGAAGATGGCACAACTGGTAGTGGCAATGATGATTATACAGATGTAAATGCATTGAATGGTGCACCTAATTTATATCTATTTTATCCTAAATTAAGACCAGATGATGGTGTAGCATTTCCTTACATAACGCATAGGGAAAGACCTACAAGCGGAGCAGTGTATCCAAGATCTAATAGAACATATAGAGGATAAATATTAGTATGGCAATACAAACAATTAACATCGGAACAGTAGCAAACGACGGAACAGGTGATGATCTAAGAGAAGCATTTGTTAAAGTCAATGCCAACTTCGCAGAACTGGCGGCTAGAAATCCAGAACAAACTACAGGTGCTAACTTAGGAGCAAGTGGTGAAGGTGTTTTTGCACAATTAAATGGTGCTGAAATGCAGTTTAAGAAGTTAATTGGTGGCGGTAATGTTACATTAACTAGTGATGGTAATGCTATTACCGTTAATAGTGTAGGAGGATTACAAACTCTTACAGTTGAAACAGACAATGGCTCACAAACAGTCACAGACGGTGATACACTTAAATTTATAGGTGGCACAAACCTCAATACAAAAATAGCAGGTGGCGGAGTTACCCTTGATAGTGTTACAGAATTATCAAGCGATTTAACACCACAACTTGGTGCTAATTTAGATGGACAAAATAACAATATTATTAATGTTAATAATATCAATGCAAAAGTATGGTATAAGGACATTAGAGATATTGCTGGTTTCAACTTTGGTACAATTACAAAATCATATAACGATATGTTTGCTTGGTTACTAGATAATCAGGATATTGAGTTTGGATTGATTGATCAACCAGGCTTACAAGATGATAGTACCGTATCCATAAGACTCGTAGATTTAGGTACTATTAGCAATCCTCTATAACCGATAAATATACATAGTTAGGAAAAACTATGGCTAATATCTGGACAGTAAAAACAAATCATGAATTAGGAGTATATGCTGAACGTGTTTCTACGACAATAGCATTGCCCCTAAATACTACCAATTTTACCATATCAAGTGTTACACTTATTTCAGGCAGTTTACCTGCAGGATTAAGAATAGATGGTACTAACCTTATAGGTACTCCTTTTGAAGTTGAAAGAACAACACAAAGTAGATTTGTTCTTAGAGCAAAGACTTCAACAGGCACAATAGCAGATTGTACATTATCAGCAATAGTAGAAGGTCCAGATAGTCCAACGTGGGTCACACCTACAGGAATGTTAGCACCTGCAAATCCTTTACAATATTTTATATTAGATAATACACCAGTTGATTTCCAACTAGATGCCATAGATGCAGACTTACCAGCAGGCGATACATTAGAATACTTTATAGCAGATGGTGGCGGAACATTACCTCCAGGAATACAACTTACAACTGATGGTAGACTTGTTGGTGTTGTTGAGCCTATACTTGCACTAGATAAATTTGCAAACAGTGGTAGATATGATACTAATGTTTACGGTACATTTCCATTTGATTTTGGAATAAGAAGTGCAAGTGGTTTTGATAGTTTCTTTTACGATACAAGAATATATGACGATAACATTCCTACAAAGAGTCCAAGAAAATTAAATAGATATTATGAATTCACTGTAAGTGTAAGTGATGGAGATACAATAGCAACTAGAGACTTTAAAATTTATCTTGTTGGAGATGATTATCTAAGAGCAGACAATACAATTATGCAAGTAGCAAATGGATTGTTTACTGCTGACAACACTTATATAAGAACTCCAATTTGGTTAACACCTGGTAACTTAGGATACAAAAGAGCAAATAACTTCTTAACAGTTTACTTGGATACTTTAGATCCTTCAAATGTTGCAGGAGTAATTTCTTATTCTTTAAGAAGTTTGAATGATGATAATTCAACAAGTACATTGCCGCCAGGACTAACTTTAGATACAAGCACAGGTGAAATAGCAGGTAGAGTACCGTACCAACCTGCGGTTACAAAAACATACAAATTTACAATTAGAGCAAATAGATTAGATGCACAGAGTACAATTGAATCCTATAAAGATAAAACATTTACACTTAACTTATTAGGAGAAATTGAATCTACAATTACATGGACAACGGCCGCTGACTTAGGCAGTATTAATGCAAACTTAATAAGCACATTCTTTGTAAATGCAACAACTAATGTTCCTAATGGTAAACTTGTTTACACATTGGCATCTGGAAAATTACCTCCAGGATTAAATTTAAGTTTATCAGGAGAGATAATTGGAAAAGTTAGGCAGTTCGGGGACGGTACATTAAAAGGACTTACAACTTTTGACAAAAGTGCCACAGAAACTACATTTGATAATAACGGAACTACAATAGATAAGGTTTATAAATTTACTGTAAATGCACAGGATAGATTTAAATTTAGTCAAACAACACGTGAATTTAAAATAACTATTTTAGATCCTGATGATAATTTATATAGTAACTTATATGTGAAACCATTCATTAAAGAAACAACAAGAAGTGTATTCAATACATTTGTAAGCGACCCAAATATATTTGTTCCGGAGTATGTTTACAGAAGTGGTGATCCAGAATTTGGCGTACAAAAAGATTTAAAAATGTTAGCATACGCAGGTATTATTACAAAAGATGTTAAGAACTATGTGGCCGCGGCCACAAAACATCACAAGAGAAGAACTTATACTTTAGGTCAAGTTAAAACTGCAAAAGCAGTAAGACCTGGGACGAACACAACAATTTATGAAGTAGTATATGTTGAAGTAATAGATCCTGCAATGCCTACAAAAGGGAACATACTTCCGACTATCAATGTAGGCAAAGCAAGGAAACTTACAGTTGATAGTGTAGGTTTCGAAGCCAAAGATGATAACAGTAATTTAGGTAGTGGTGAAAGTATTATTACTTTTACCGGACAAGGACAAACTGCTATACAGGTTACTAGTAACGGAACTAATTTAGAAGTAGTAACTAGGAGTGGAGTAGTTGTTATTCCTACTGCTGGTACTGTAAAAGTTACATTATCAAATGGTACAACTGTATCATCAGATCAACAGTTTATTACTAACTTGGCAGACCCTTATAGATTTAGACCAAAGAATTCAAACACTGTAAAAGTAAGTGACGGAAATGTAAAAATTAGTGAAACTAATAATCCAAGAAAACACGTTGTGAACACGCAAACAATGAGGAATCAAATTGCTACTTTAGGACTTACTGAAAGAGACTTTTTACCATTATGGATGAGATCTGCTCAAGAGGCTAGTGTACAGGAATTAGGTTACATAACTGCATTACCATTATGTTACACAAAACCAGGATATTCCGATGATATATTACTTAGAATCCAAAATAGTAATTTCAACTTTAAACAAATTAATTTTGATATAGATAGATACATTATAGACAGTACAACAGGTAATAGTAATGAGCAATATATACTGTTTCCTAATTATGAATATAATGTCTAGACGTGGATAAATACATTGAGAGGATAAATTATGGCAAGTGCAATAGATGATGCTAGTATTAATGCTTTATACCCAGTAGCAGGACAGGATAACGACTCACAGGGTTTTAGAGATAATTTTAGCACAATTAAAACTAATTTTACGACAGCAAAGTCCGAAATTTCAACACTTCAGACTAATACTGCTAAAAAGAATGAAGCAAACAATTTCTTAGGAAATGACGTTAGCGGAGCAAACTTTGTTAACAATACTAAAAAATTACATCCTGCTTCAGGCGAAGTACAAAACTCTCAAAATATTAACTTCACAAACGGACACTATCAAGAATTTACAATTGGTGGTAACGTAACTTTAACACTTACTGAATGGCCTGCAGACAACAAGGTTGCAGAGATAAGAGTAGTATTAAAAAATGACGGAACGCAACGTGAAGTAACTTGGGCAACAGACGTAGGTAATGTTGTTAAGTATGATAATGACTTTCCACATAAATCAGCCGCATCGGCAGATAAAGGTATAGTGAATATCATTAATGATCAAAACGTACAAGTTTTTGATTTCTTTACTATGGACGGTGGGAGTGTTGTTTACGCAAAATACATAGGCTACTTTGCATAATGTTACATCCATTAGACGACGATCTATCCATCTACAATAATCAACAATTAGAATCAAAGATTGCTGACTTAACCAAAAAGTTTGTAAGACAGAGAAATCCTCAAGTAAAAGACCAAATGATTCTTTTAATCAATAGTTACAAAATGGAACTAAGAGAACGTATTCAAAAAGAACAACGCCAAAAAACCAATTTAGATCTTGACAAATTAATTAATATCGAGTAAAATAGTATTATGAAGTTAGATAATCTAGGTTTGCCACGGTTCGCTGATCGCGATATTGTAGATTTGATTTACAAAGGCAACGCAGACAAATTAGGAAGAATATTCGCAGAGTCAAGTGTTGACGTGAAACTGTTCAATTCCATTATGGAAGATCTACGCAAAGGTGTTCAAATTAAACAATATGAACACATGGAAATTAAGCCAGAGGATCTTGATGCAGTATTACAAGGCGAATGGTTTATGCCAGAAAAATATAAAGTTTTAAATATAGAAGAATATCTAAGCACAATAGTATCAATTAAATCTCCAGAATGGAAAATAGTTGAAGAAGAATTAGCAGAATTTAAGAAACGTAATATGTACCCTTTATTACAGTTTTTGGTATATCTTGTAGATTTTATGAGAGAAAACAAAATAGTATGGGGTGTAGGAAGAGGCTCTAGTGTGGCTAGTTATGTATTGTATGCAATTGGTGTACATAAGATTAATCCAATTCAATACGGACTAGACTGGCGTGAGTTCCTTAGATAAATATACGTACATAATAGGAGAAACAAATGGCAGTAAGACAAACTGGTAGAAAAGTTTACAAATCCATGCAAGGTAAAAGCATTGATATGGATTTGCTACGTCAGAAAAATGAACTTACTCCGGCTGTAGGAAATGCTCGTGTAAATGCACGTGGTGATGAATTAGGCCCGGGTGGTAAAATTGTTCGTAAAAGAGAAGACGTATTAGAAGACTACTATCGTGATACACCTAACCAAGTTCCAGATGAAGCACCTGTGGCTACAGGCGAGTCAGAGATTGAACACAAAGCAGATGCAGTCGAAGAAGAAATTGCAGAGCAAGTTCAAGATGAAGACGTTGAAAACTCAGAAAATTGGGTTGAAGACGATGATGGAAACTTTGTTAAAAAAGGTGAATAGAGATGTTAACGAGTACAACTGTTCCAACAGTCAAGGGTAAAGTTAGACCTTTACACGATCGACTGATAGTAGCCGAAATGGAATTCGGTGAAGTTACCACTGCAGGTGGTATTATACTTCCAAGTGACGATGGCAAAGATGTAGGTATTAAACCTAGATGGGCCAAAGTTGTTGTGAAGGGGCATGAGAATAAAGAAGAATACGGTGAAGGCGATTGGGTATTGGTAGTACATGGTCGTTGGAGTAGAGGATTCAAAGTTCAAGAAGAAGATGACAGCGAAACTGTTATTTTAAGAACTGTTGAAGCAGAAGGTGTGTTAGGTTGGAGCAAAGAGGCTCCAAGCGATTTAGCATACTATAACAACCAAGCCGTTGTAAATCTAGAAAACAATATCTCGGCTAAAGACTTTGCAAAAGAGGAATAATTGGAAAAAGTAGATCTAAACAAATATAGTCAATTTGTTGAAAAAGTAACATCACAAGAAAGTAATCAACTATCACCAATGGCTAGGAGGCTATCCATTTTAGAAGGCACAGACGGCAAAATTAATATGGCGTTATTGCTAACAGGTGGAATTGGCTTATCATCAGAAACAGGAGAATTTAATGAAATTATTAAAAAATGTATCTTCCAAGGTAAACCATTGGACGATGAAACTGTATTTCATGCTAAACGCGAACTTGGCGATATTATTTGGTATTGGATCAACAGTTGCCGTGCTTTGGGTCTTGACCCAAACGAAGTCATAGAAGAAAACGTACATAAGTTAAAAAGCAGATACCCAGGTGGGGAATTTGATGTACATCATTCAGAGAATCGGAAAGAAGGCGACCTATAAAATACTTGACTTTTAGGTCTTTAGACTCTATAATAATACTATAACTATGAAAAGGATTATAGAATGGACGCAAGTATTGTTTTACTTCTTGAAGAAATCAAAAAAACAAATAAAAAAGTAGATAAACTTCAGAGTAGCATTGATGAACTTGATGCTAAACTAACTAAACATATAGGCTTTATTGATAAGACATATGATGGACTACGTAATCCAATTGATGCGGCGAGGAGGTTTTTAGGCAAATGAAAGAATTATGGGTAGAAAAATATCGTCCTAAGACTGTTGATGGTTACGTATTTAGAGATGAACATCAAAAGGCACAGGTCAAACAGTGGATAAAAGAAAAGACTATTCCGCACTTATTGTTTAGTGGTAATGCAGGTATAGGTAAAACTACACTTGCAAAAATTTTGTTTAATGAACTTGAAACAAATGATCTAGATATACTTGAAATAAATGCAAGTAGAACAAATTCAGTAGAAGACGTTAGAGATAAAATTGTAAACTTTGTGCAAATGATTCCATTTGGTGCATTCAAAGTTGTACTACTAGATGAAGCAGATTACTTATCTCCAAATGCACAGGCGGCACTACGTGGTGTGATGGAAGAGTATCATACAACAAGCAGATTTATTTTAACTTGTAACTATCCTAATAGAATTATTCCTGCCCTGCATTCTAGATGTCAAGGCTTTCATATAGAACGTATTGATCAAACTGAATTTACTGCAAGGGTGGCCCAGATACTAATAGATGAAGGTATAACTCCAGATCTTGATGTATTAGACACTTACGTAAAAGCAACGTATCCTGATTTACGTAAATGCATTAATATGGTGCAAATGAATAGTGTTGATGGTAAACTTGTAAAGCCACAAAAAAGCGATACAGGTGATGCTGACTACAAACTAGAAATGGTTGAACTGTTTAAAAAAGGTGAAATAAGCAAGGCAAGAAAACTTGTTTGTAGCCAGGCAAGACCAGATGAAATAGAAGATATATACAAGTGGCTATATGATAATATAGACTTGTTCGGCGACGAACAAAAACAAGAAAGTGCAATATTAATTATTAAACAGGGGCTAGTAGATCATACACTTGTTGCTGACCCAGAAATAAATTTGGCGGCAACACTGATAAGATTATCCAGAATGGAATGACATATCTCGTAAATGACAAATGTATCGGTTGCAAACATACCGACTGCGTGGAAGTTTGTCCGGTAGATTGTTTTTACGAGGGAGAAAATATGCTTGTTATTAATCCTGACGAGTGTATTGATTGCGGTGTATGTGTTCCTGAATGTCCGGTAGATGCAATCATTACTGAATCAGAAGATCCCGAACAAAAGTGGTTTAACTTAAATTTAGAATTCAGCAACAAGTGGCCAAACATTACAGAGAAAAAAGATCCTTTACCAGAAGCAGAAGAACTTGCAGAAAAACCAGATAAGTACGAGCAGTTATTCAGTGAAAAACCTGGTGGAGATTAATGGAAATAAAAAAACTTAGAGCAAGTCATATACTCTTAAGTCATGCAGAAGCAAAATGGACAACCAACCATCGTGCTAAACCCCTAGCAGAACAAGAAGCATATAACGTAATACAAGATATCGCGGAAGGTTTACTTACATTCCATCAAGCGGCTAAAGAATTTAGTGCCTGCAGAGTAAGTGCAAAGAGCGGCGGGGATTTGGGTTGGTTTGACTATCCTGGAGAAATGGAATATCCACTTGCCCATGCAGTTAGTACTATGCAAAAAGATACAATGTTAGGTGTGCCAATTGAAACAGAGTTTGGCTACCATGTTATTCTAAGGACAGGGTAATGTACGATATAAAAGAAATTATCGTAAGTGAATATTACGAGGTAATTGAATCAGTCTATCCTGACTACAAAAATATCAATAAAGATTTAAAACAAATTATAATAGATAAAGGTGACGAAATGCAAAGAGTCACAAATGTCAAAGCAGATATGACAAATTATAAGATGTTACGTAATCCTACATTTAAAATTATTTGTAAGTTTGTTGAAGAACTTATATACAATAAATTAGTAGATGAACGTATGACAATAGAAGCAATGAAAGTTTTACAAGTAAAACATATAGACTGCTGGGGTATGAGATACAAGAAAGGCGATCACTGTGTGCCACACGCACATTGGCCGGCTACCTTTAGTTGGATTTATTATGTAGAAGGTTGCGATAATTGTGCGGAACTTATATTTGATAAGTCAAATTATTCAGTTCATTCAGCACCAGGTAAGTTAGTAATTTGGCCAGGACATTTAAGCCATACAGTACCAGAGCAAACTTGTGATCATGATAGGATTGCAATTTCAGGTAATATCCAAGTTGTAGTAAAGGAAAAGAAATGAACGTAAAATTAATATCATACAGTAAGGCAAGTGAGTTTGAAACTTATGAAGACGGAGGCTTACTTAACTTACAAGATTTAATTGCCTTTTGTGCAAGAGTAAGTAATCCATCTAATCAGATGAATAAGGAAACTAGTGAAAAATTAATCAAATATTTAATTAAACATAAACACTGGTCTCCATTAGAGATGGTCAGTGCTTGTTTAGAAATAAACACTACACGTGATATTGCACATCAGATTGTAAGACATAGAAGTTTTAGTTTCCAAGAATTTAGTCAACGATATGCAAATCCACAAGACATGGAACAAGCATTTACATATAGAGAACCAAGACTTCAGGATACAAAGAATAGACAAAATTCAATTGAAGTAAATGATCAACAATTAGAAATGGATTGGGGACACTATCAAAAGAAAGTGATTGAAACTAGTAAACAAGCATATGATTGGGCAATAGCAAATGGAATAGCCAAGGAACAGGCTCGTGTTGTTTTACCAGAAGGACTTACAAAAACACGTTTATATATGAACGGCACTCTAAGGAGTTGGGTACACTATATAGAACTACGTGGAGCAAATGGAACACAGAAAGAACACATGGATATCGCTCATGAATGTGCCAAAGTAATAGCCAAAGTTTTTCCGTTGGTAACTAACCTTACATAAGTATCATTATGTTCAACAAACTTATAAACTTTTTTGTAAGAAAACAACCTGTAATTAATTTTGCTTGTAGAAGTTGGGGTGTCAGAAAATATGCACCAATACAACCAGCAGGTAAATTCTTTCCAGAAAAATTTAAAAAGATGAGTCCTTATTTTGAAGATGGAAAAGCAGAACACAATATTGATAATCATAAAACTGTTAGAGCCTGCCCTGGTATTACAGATTATATGAGTATGGGATTTGTTATTCCTGCTTGGTGTGATATTACAATAGAACCTACGCCAGACGGAAAACATATTATAACACGTTACAGTGATGAGCAATATAATGATGCATTTCATCCTGACGGACAGTTAGGTAAGTTTATGGAAGGTAAGTTTAAAGTTAGAGGTGCAGTTAAACTTGACAATCCTTGGTTTACTTGGAATAAGCCAGGTTGGAGTACTTTATATTTGCCAATGTATTATCATGAACGTAACTGGGAAGCAGTTCCAGGACTTATGGATCATGATTTAGGTGCACCACAAAGTCCTATTAATATTATGTTAAAGGAAATTAAAAAGACTGAAATAAAAATGGGAGAACCTATTGTACAGGCAATACCATTCAAACGTGAACCTATGGTTGCACGAACTATGGAACTTGACGAGTCAGCATGGAAACGTCAGTTAGCCATATCCAGCCTACACAAGATGAGTTATGCAGGCTGGCTTAAATGGGTCAAAGCAAAGAAACTTTATTCTGTAGATGCCCGGGATACTAATTTACCCGGCGATTAAACATCACCATATATTTCTAATACTTCTTTTACCGCTCTATGTCTTTCAATGTCTACATGATTAAATGAAGTCATTGCTAGTCTACTAGATCCGCTATGTGTACTGTAACATTGTATAAAGTCTAATAATCCATTGTCCTTTATTCGATCTGTTTGTGCTAAATCTCCAGTAACAGCCATATAAGATCCTGTGCCTAATCTAGTTAAAAGCATTTTCATTTGATTAGCAGTTGTATTTTGCATTTCATCTGCTAAAATAAATGCACGTTTGAAAGTTCTACCACGCATATATGCTAATGGTGATATTTCAATTATGCCTTCTTCTATCATACCACTGATCTCTTTTGCAGTAAAATATTCACGTAGAACATCAAAAATAGGTCTTGTCCATGGTGCCATTTTTTCTTCTAGCGATCCTGGTAAAAATCCTAAGTCTTCATCTACACTTACTACTGGTCTTGTTACTATTATCTTATCTACCGCTTTTTCCTTAAACAGTTTTATAGCCACCTGTACCGCTATTAACGTCTTACCGGTTCCTGCTGGACCTACTCCGAAGACTATGTCTTTCTTTAGGTCAAGTAGTTTTAGCATATAATCTTCTTGATTTTTGTTTCTTGGAATAATTTTAACGTCTTTGTGTTTGTTTGGTAGGAATTGTTGAAATTGTACCACGTTTCCGTGATGTCTGTTCTTGCGAACACTTCTTTTTGCACCCATAGAGTCCTCCTTTATGTGTGGTCTTTTATGAAGGTTGTACTTCTTCTTCATAAAAATATTTACCGTTTTAACGGTCCAAGTTATCATAGTTTATATCTCTAATCCTAGATAAATAAGTATGTAAATATGGGATCACTGTAATGCAAGACATTTTAGACGTAATTAAGAACGTAGAAAACATATACGATAGCGACACATCATTCACTGTTTTAAAGGACTTTGAAAGGGTGTTAGACGAACTAGACTTATATGTGTACAAAAACTGGGAAGATGGCGAATTAGCATCTGGGCCTAACATCAAACGACATTGGATTGTATGCTCATTTATGTGGCCAAGAGATAAAATGCCAGATCCTATGGGTGGCAAGAGATTATTAGATTACGACTGTAAAGTTACATACAAAAAAGATAGCATAATTAAACCAAGAAAAATACGTACTCCAGACGATATTAGACCAGGAACTAAAAAAGGTAGACTAGATAGAGAACCTATTTGGATAGTTGAAATAATGATGCCTAAAAAATTAGTAATGGATATTTACAGTGGCTATAATGATATAATGGATAATACAGTAGATCCAGCGACACAACAACCTAACCCTACTCCAGAAGCACAGCCGGCAGATGATATAGCGGCCGCTGAAGCACCAGTTGAAGGAGCAGTATAATGGGATTACGTGAACACGATTTAAAAGATTGTATAGAAAACATTTTTGAAATAGATTCATATAAATCAAAAATGGGCGATGACAAAGACATTTGTGTATTAAGTTTTTCAGCAATTACAGAACAAAGTGCAAAAGATTTAGAAAACTTTTTTGAGAAAGGTTATCCTTTTGTACTAGATGCAGATGCAACATCAGGTGAACAAAAAGATGGAACTTACAAAGTATTTGTTGAAATCGAAAGAGGTAGAGAAACACCTGAAAGAATAGCAGAATTATTAGATGGTATTACAAAACTTACTGACCAAGAATATAAGTTTAGATACTACAAAGGTTTCAGAAGTATGCCGGCAACATTAGATACTTTCAATGAAACTATTCCATTAGACGCTGACTCATATGGTATCAAAGTCAACGAAAACAATATGGACAACTATAAGAATTTCTTTAATAAGAGTTATGCAGAATCAATTGAAATGAAAGAGGATATTTTAACAGTGAAAAATACTTTTGCTGATCCGGTCTCTTTCAATGTGGTTGACTTCGGTAAAATTGATAGTATAAATATCAATGAGGCGTTGAATGTCAATGATTTTGCAGAAGTAATTTGGTTAACAAAGTATCTAGGTGATTACAATGTAACCAAGTACGGAACAAAAATTGTTCTGGAAAATAACGGACATCAATTAATATTAACAAGGAGATAAGAGATGGCAACAGATAACTTTATTCCTTCCTTGGATATCGTCCTAGCAAATGAAAGCGGATATGTAGATAATGCAGATCCGATGAAATGTTCTAATTTAGGTATCACTAAAGAAGAATATGAAAATCACATGAATAAGGTGATTACTAAAGACAAAGTAAAAGCATTTGTAAAAGCCGATGTAGCGGAAGTGTATAAGAATTACTGGACTGAAATGAAGTGTAATGATATTCCTAAGGGTATGGATTTATGCGTATTTGATTTCGCAGTATATAGAGATCCAAGTATTGCACAAAGAGAATTACAATATATTCTTAATGCAAAAAGAGATACATGGATTGGTCCTATAACATTAGGATTATTAGACGGAATGATTGCAGAAAAAGGCATATCAGCAACTATTGATACATACCAAGATCATAGAAAAGCATGGATTGATAAATTGCAAATTACAGAAGCAGAAAAAACTACGTTTAAAGACCGTGTAGATGTAATTACGGCCGGCGCAAAAGGAATGTTATAATGGCACAAAATTTCAAACACTGTTTGGAAATAATTTTACATCATGAAGGTGGATATGTAAACCATCCTAAGGATCCAGGTGGTATGACAAACTTGGGTGTTACAAAAAGGGTTTACGAATCATGGGTAGGCAAGGAAGTTAATGAGAGTGATATGAGAGCATTAACAGCCGATGATGTTGCTCCTATCTATGAAAAAAACTATTGGGATAAAGTAAAGGGAAATGACCTTCCAGGAGGTTTAGACCTTTGCGTATTCGACTTCGGCGTTAATGCTGGTCCAGGTAGAGCCGCAAAATATTTGCAGACTATGATTGGAACAGTTGCAGACGGCGGAATAGGTCCAAACACATTACTTGCATTAGGAAACTATGTAGAAGAAGTAGGTGATGTGACGCAAGTAATAAAAGATTATCAAGAAAAAAGACAATCATACTACGAAGGACTGAGTACGTTTGCTACGTTTGGCAAAGGTTGGACACGCAGAGTAGAAGAGACCACTGAAGAAGCATTAAAGATTGTATGATAAAGTATTGCCAGAATTGTGGCAGGGCTCACGAAGGTAGATTAATCGAAGAATTCAAGGACGGTGATAACAAACCTATCGAAATAGTGGTTTGCGAACACGCAAGATACGAGGAAGAAGATGGAAAAAGTAGTTAAAGCAATAGCAGAACATTTAGACGTTGATGCGTCTAAGGTCGTACCAGGAGCATCTTTGATAGATGACTTAGGTGCTGACGACTTTGATATCGTTGAACTTACCATTGCGATACAAAACGCAACAGGTACAAGCATTTCAACTGAAGAAGAAGCCAACGTAAAGACAGTTGGCGACTTTATTAAAATAGTGGAGAGCAAGAGTGTTTAGTTCTATAAAAATTGCATTAATGTTAGTGGTGTTAGCAGGTGCCGGTGGAGGCTTCATGTATGTTAAAGGACTTAAAGCAGACTTGGCAACATCAGAAGCAAATAATCTTAAATTGGAACAAAGTGTTGAAAGCCAAAAAGCAGTTATTCAACAGATGAAAGCAGACTTTGAAGCAATAACTAAAATAAAAGCAGAAATAGAAAATCAAAACAAAATCCTTAAAGCCGAGTTTGCGGCTTTGGATAAAAAATTTAATAAAATAAACGGAAAAGGCGAAGTGCGTGATATAGGTGATCTCGCAACGAAGAGGCCCGAGTCAGTCGAAAACATAATTAATAAAGGAAGTACCAATGCAAAACGATGTGTCGAGATTGCAATGGGAAGTCCGTTAACGGAGAAAGAGAAAAATGCAACTAAGAAGTCTGAAATCAATTCTGAGTGTCCTAGTATTGCTAACCCTAACTACGTTCCTTACTAGTTGTGGGACCGCAGTTAAGCAATTAGAAATTTTCACCAAAGAAGAGCCTAGACAGCCTCTCAATCTTCCTGAACCACTAACACCTAAACTAGAAGAAATTAAATGGACAATAATTACATCTGATAATGCTGATGAAGTGTTTGCTAAACTTAAAGCAGGTGGCGTAGATCCTGTATTGTTTGGTTTAACAGATGAAGGTTACGAAGCATTAAGTAAAAACTTTGCACAGATACGTGCTTATATGCTACAACAAGACGAAATAATCAAGTCTTATAAAGAATACTACGAATCAGAAAACGGCCCATCTAAAAAATCTAAATAATGCACCATGTGTTCATACTTGTAATAGTCCTAATATTCTCTGGATGTGCGGCCAAAACAGAGTGTAGAGTAGATCCAAGTGTGAAAGTAAACGTGGATTCAAACGGAATACCTAAAACCAGCGATTTAGACATCACGCCTAAAGCAAATTTGAGTTGTAATTTTTAAACTGCCCAGATAAATACATATAATAAAAGCAAAGGATATTATATGTGGTTTTTCTTAATAAAATCAATAGTAGGTGCTATACTTGGACAGGCTACAAATGCCTGGTTTAAGAAAACAGCAATGGGTAAATGGTTCTATGGAAAGATGGAATCATGGTACAACTGGGCGGCTGAAAGATATGATCTTAAAATATTGACTGCAGAAGAAAAGACAATGCAGAAATTTCCAGCATTAAAGAACAAGTTAGATGCTATGGAATCGAGAATTAAAAAGTTAGAAAAGAAGAAGTAAAATGTTTGACCAATTAGGATTTGATCTAGCAGATGTACTAGCACCATGGATAGCAATTTTAATATCGCTATCAGCAGTCTTTTGGTTTAAAGACTTTGCCGTAAATTTAATGAGTGGATTAAAGTTTAAATTTAATCCTGCATTTAATGAAGGTGACCATATCATACTAGATGGTGAAGATGCAATAATTGTAAGAATAGGATTGAGAGAAACTGTATTTGGTGTGTATAGTGAGAAAGGTTATGTTTGGAGATTTATTTCAAACGATAGATTAAAATTACACAAACTAGAAAAGATTATCAATAAAGATTTACACCTTGACAGCGATGCTGAAAAAGGACGAAGGTTACAGGCAATGATTGACGAGGCACAGAACGATAAAATTATTAAGAATAAACTTGAAATAGAAAAAATTAAAAATGGAAAAAAGTAAAGTCATAAAAGAAGATAAGTTATTAACCAAAGAAGGGGGCAAGCCAGTGGCAGATGTCACGAAGAAAGTAAACGTAGAATTAGAAGTTGACACTTCTGTAAAAGATTTAGGTCCTAATCCATATGCAAAATTAATACATCTTGCAAAAGCAGTAGACAGTTGGAGAATATTTCCAAGAATATTCATTACAACTTATATCTATTTGTTATACAAGGTAGTAATTTGGTATATGGCTATACCGCAACCAACAATGGAACAATCAGGTTTGGTATCTATAGTAGTTGGTGCTGGTGCGGCATGGTTTGGTTTATATACTGGGTCAAGTAAAAAGTCAGACAAATAATTGTTGACACACGCCTAGAATAAGTATATAATAATACTATGGATTATTACGACACTTTAGGCGTTCCTCGAAACGCATCGCAATCGGATATTAAAAAAGCATACAAAAAACAAAGTATGCAACACCACCCTGATCGCACAGGTGGCGATGACACCAAATTCAAAGATGTAAATGAAGCCTATCAAGTATTAAGTAATTCAGAAAAGAAACAAATGTACGATCAATTTGGAACTGCTGATCCTCAACAAGCAGGATTCAATCCAAACCAAGGAGGTCAACAGTTTCATTTTAATATGGGACAAGGCCAAGGCTTTGAAGATGTATTTGCTTCATTTTTTGGAGGTAATCAAGGACCTTTTAGACAGCAAAGGCAAGTTAGAAATAGGGACATAACCATCGCTTGTGATATAGACTTATCAGATGTGTATAAAGGCAAAGGTGTCATAGCAACATTTAGAACACATTCAGGTAGAGAAGAAACAGTTAATATAGATATACCGGTTGGAGCAAAGGCAGGAGATAATATTAGATTTGAAGGGTTAGGAGATGACAGTATTGCTCAAGCACCAAGAGGTAATCTAATAGTAAAAGTCCGTTTTAGAAGACACCCAGAATATGATGTACATGGTATTAATTTAGAAACTACCAAAACATTAAACATATTTGATTTAATATGCGGTACAACCGTAAATATAGCAACACCTGAAGGCAGAGAGTTAAATATTAATGTACCGGCGGGCACACAACCTGGAACAACAATGAGTTTATCAGGTGCAGGACTTCCTGACTATCGCACTGGTACGAAAGGTAACATCTTCTTAAGGTTAAATGGAATGGTTCCAAAAAACATAACAGAAGAACAAAAAAAGATATTATTAAAGATTAAAAATGAAACTAATTTATCATCCTAATAACTGGCTACAAGAAAAAGTTAAGCCTTTTGACTTTGAAAAACATGATGCTAAAAAGATATCTGAAGAGATGATTAGCATTATGGAAAAGAATAACGGTGTAGGACTTGCTTCAAACCAAGTTGAACTAGATGCACAAATTTTTATTATTAAACCTACAGGATTAAAAGACAATGAGGAAGATAAACCATTTGCAATTATTAATCCTAAGATAGCCGCAGTAACAGAAGACATGGAACAAGGTGTTGAAGGTTGTTTAAGTTTTCCAGGATTGTACTTAAAGGTAAACAGACCTAAGGGTTTGGTGGTAGAGTATCTTGACATTGACGCAAAAGAGTGTAAAATAGAGTTACAAGGTTGGAATGCTAGAATATTTGGTCATGAATATGATCACTTGTTTGGTATTAATTTCATAGACAGAGTAAGCAAGTTGAGATTAGATATGGCTAAGAAGAAACAGAAAAAATTATTTAAGAAATATAAGGTGGATATTAAATGGTAGAACCAAGTGAAGGATTACAGTTAGTTTTTGATAAAGCATTAAGTGATGCCAAGAAGTTAAAACATGAATACGTCACTTTAGAGCATATGGTATATGCAATGCTTTGTGTAGAGAGTTTTGAAAAGATCGTAGAAGGTTACGGTGCTGACGTTAATCAAATGAAAGCAGGCCTAGAAGCATATCTAAAAGGTCCTGACTGTGAAGATTTGAAAACAAATGCCGCTAAATTTAAACCTAAAAAGACTGCAACTGTAGAAAGAGTTTTAAACAGAGCATTTACTCAAGTATTGTTTAGTGGTAGACATTTAATTGAAATTACTGATGTATTCATAAGTGTTATGAATGAGAAAAAGGCATGGGCATATTATCATATTACTAAATCAGGAGTTGAAAAGGAAAAATTCGCTGAGTATATCAGCAGTGAAGTTGATGCACAATACGAAGACGAAGAACTAAGAGGTGTTGCATTAAGAGCCTTACGAGAATATACTTCCGATCTTAACAAAGAGGTTACAGATAGTAAAATTGATCCTGTAATCGGACGTAATGAAGAATTAGAATCGATAGCATTAGCATTAGGACGTAGACAAAAGAGTAATGTATTACTAGTAGGTGACCCAGGTGTGGGTAAAACTGCTATTGCTGAAGGACTTGCATTTAATATTGTTAATAAAGCAGTTCCAGAGTTTCTGCAAGAGTACAAAGTTTATAATTTAGATATAAGTGCTATGTTGGCTGGATCTAAATACCGTGGAGACTTTGAAGAAAGATTTAAACTTGTTATGGCAGGTATTAAGAAGCAAGGTAAAACTATTGTATTCATAGATGAAGCACATATGATTAGTGGTGCAGGTGCAGGTGGACAAAATAGTTCAACTGATCTTGCTAATATGCTAAAGCCTGCATTAGGAAAAGGTGATATTAAAGTCATTGCCTCAACTACTTGGGAAGAATATAGAAAGTATTTTGAAAAAGACAGAGCATTGATGAGAAGATTCCAACGTGTAACGGTTGATGAACCTACTAATGAAGTTACACTAGATATACTTAAAGGTATTAGAAAGTATTACGAAGACTATCATGCTACACAAATTACTGATGAAGCATTGAAGAGTGCTATCAAACTATCAGTTAAGTACCAAGCAGATAAGAAACTTCCAGACAAGGCTATCGATTTGATAGATCTAGCCTGTGCAAGGTTCAAACTTAAAAAGATTGAAGGACATAAAATTGTAGATACTGAACAAGTACAATTTGAATTAGCAAAAGCAGTTAAATTACCTGCGGAACAAGTACAACAAAAAGAAACAAGCAATCTTGCTAACTTAGACAGCAATCTTAAAAAGGTTGTGTTTGGACAAGAGAAAGCAATAGATGAAATTGTAGAAAAAATACTTGTTGCCCAAGCAGGACTTAAAGTAGATAACAAACCAATTGGGTCGTTTGTGTTTATGGGTCCAACTGGTGTAGGAAAAACTGAAACTGCAAAACGTCTAGCAGAAGAACTATCTGTTAAACTTGTAAGATTCGATATGTCAGAGTATCAAGAAAAACACGCAGTCGCAAAACTTATTGGATCACCTCCAGGGTATGTAGGTTATGAAGAAAATGCAGGATTATTAATTACTAAATTACAAGAAAATCCAAACTGTGTCTTGCTTTTAGATGAAGTTGAAAAAGCACACCCTGATGTATCACAAATATTATTGCAAATAATGGACAATGGAAAGATTACTGGAAGCAACGGTAAAGAAGCCGACGCAAGAAACTCGGTTCTAATCCTAACTACAAACTTAGGTGCGGAGCAGGCTGAGAAAAATGCGATCGGCTTCAATCAAGATTCAGATATGGATTACGAAGATACTGAACTAAAACGTTATTTTGCACCAGAGTTTAGAAATAGACTTGATGGTGTAATAGCATTTGGCAAACTTGACAAGAATGTAATGATTAAGATTGTAGGCAAGTTCCTATTAGAACTTAAAAATATGCTTGTTGATAAAGATATCAAAGTAACCATAGATGATACTGCAATAGATTACTTGGTAGAAAAAGGCTTCGATGCTAAAATGGGTGCAAGACCACTACAACGTGTAATTGATAAGGAGATCAAAACAGATCTAAGTAAAATGGTATTGTTTGGTGCTCTTAAAAATGGTGGTGTACTACATATTAACATTACAGATGACAAGATCGACTTGCAGGTCAAAGAAACTAAACTTGTAGAAGCATAGATTAAGATAAATAATACTATGCAAAGCAATAGTGAAACAATCTTATCAGCAAATACACACCCAGGTGATAGTACGGTGCAAACTGTTACTGGATCTAACTTCAAAGGTGATGGATATTATGGTAGAGCAGACGGTGTACATACTGTACAAGCAACGTACACTGACTTTGTAGGTAGTATTACTATACAAGGTACACTTGCTACAACGCCAACTGACAGCGACTGGTTCACTGTACACACATTTACTGAAACAAGTGCTACAAAGAGCGTCTATGCTAACTTTACAGGCAACTATACATACATTAGAGCCAAGTTAGTGTACACATCTGGTAGTGTAGGCAGTGTTTTATTGAACCATTAGGAACTATTATGAGCCATTTTATTAATATTGTATTCAACAAACAAGAAGAGTTAGATGATATAGCAGTAGAATCAGTGCTTAATGGTGCTAATTTACCGCTTAATGAAGATGAAACTACATATTCAGCATACGACACCACAGGTGGCAAGACTGTATTAACTATTGATACCCATTTTGCTATGGATGAAGCAGAATCCAATCAACTAGCAGAGCATATTGCCAACAAATTCTTCGATCTAGGGTACGATAACTTCGACATAGAAATATCAGTCTAACTTCTATACAGTGATAAATACTCTATATAAGGGGAATATCGCTATGAAAAATTTTAAAGAATATCTTTCAGAGTCAATCTACAAAGAAGAAACATATGAAGGTGATGACTTCTTTGAAACATATGGCGTATTATGGTTCAATGAAGATGATGTCGTTGATGAAGCAGAATATCAAGGACGTAAAGTAAAACTAGGCAAGCCAATGCGTGGCGATGTCAAAAAGTTTAAAGTTTATGTCAAAGATCCAAAAACAAAGAACGTTAAAAAAGTAAACTTTGGTGATCCTAATATGAAAATTAAAAAGTCTAATCCAGCACGTAGAAGAAGTTTCCGTGCAAGACATAATTGCGATAATCCAGGCCCAAGAACAAAAGCAAGATATTGGTCTTGCAGGAAGTGGTAATATGAAACTAAAAGAATTTACCGATATCGATTTAGATAAAAAAAATGATATAGGATATGACATAGTTGATGACTTAAAATGTCATATGCGTGATGATCCTATGTTCTACAGAAAATTATACTATCCTTGTATGGCACAATTAAAAGATAGTTATGATAAAGGCGATCACAATTTTACTGGTGTTGCTGAAATGGTAGAAAAAGCAATACATCATTATTGTAAAAAATATGATCTTATCCAATCCCCAACAGAACTCTTGACAAAAGAAGATAAAGATGCTCTAATACAAGAAATATATAACGAAGAGTTAGAAGAAGTAAAAAAAGGCGAATACTAAATGCTTTTAAGAGAGATAACATCACCTAATAAAACTGTCAGTTTTGCATTAGGAAGACTTAATCCTGCAACAACAGGACACGGACTTCTTGTTGAAGCAGTAAGACAAGGACCTGGTGATGCTATTTTATTCTTAACAGACCGTCCAGCAAAACTTCCTACAGATCCACTTAACCCAAATGAAAAATTAGATTGGGCAAGAAAAAGTTTTCCAGATATTAAAATAGAACTTGCAAAAAATATTATGTTTGCCGCTAGTGAGTTATATGCTAGAGGATATAGAGGTGTAACTTTTTTTGAAGGTGAAGATAAGTTAGGTAATCTATTAGAAAAATATAATGGACAAAAATCTGCACATGGTTTTTTTGAATTTGAAGAAATAAAATTTGAAAGGTTATCACGTAATCCTGATGCCGAAGATGCCTCAGGCATGAGTGCAAGTAAATTAAGACAGGCAGTAATAGCCAAAGACTTTGATGCGTTTAATAAAGGCGTTACAAAATCTGCACAACCATATGCCAAAAAAATGTTTGATAATTTATCAACTATATTAGGTAGCACAGAAGAAAACTTAGAAGAACTAGTAGTAAAACAACAGAAGCCTAAACTAGATGTACTTAATAACATAGCAAGTAGAAAAGATAATCAACCTTTTCCTTTAAGTTGGAATGCAGACGACAATGAAATCAAAGTAGGCGGTAAAGTATATGTTACACCACAAGAAGCAAATAAATTTTTACGTTTTTATGATGGCAGATCAGAAGACGAACAAGAACTTATGCAAAAAGCATTAAGAAGTGCAAAGACAACTGTTAATTTATTTAAAAATTTAAATTTTAAATTTACAACTGCACAAGAAAGTATTTAAATGGATATTGCAGACTTAAAAAAACTAGCAGGTATTCCAGAATATACAGGACAACATCCTGTTACTTCTGAAGATATCAACATTAGTCATACTGCAACTGCACTGAAGCAGAAAGAAAGAGAACTTGGTCTTAAGCCAGGGGATCAAGAATGGTTCAAACTTTGGTTTGGACTTCCTAAAATGACAGGTATGAATATGCCTAAAGGTTTTAGAGGAAGGAAGAAATGAAAATATTAGCAATACTAATTACAGGATTAATGTTAGCATCTTGCAGTGGACATATTGTACCACCAAGTGTTAAATTAGGCAAAAAATGTACTGTTGCAGAGGATGGACAAATAGTTTATTCTTATGTATGGTTACATAAAAAAGGTGAAGAACTTACCGCAAACGCAAAAACTTGTGAAAAGATAAAATAAAATGAAATTACGTGAACTTTATGAGCATGGTGGAAGAATTGTAAAAGGTGTAAACACTACTCCTGATGTTGGCGTGAATCAAATACCAATAGAAGCAGGGAAGTTTGGCTTTAAAGTAGACAAAGACGGACGACCTCCAGAACTTAATAAAAAGGCAAGAAAAAATTCTAGTCCAAACACATTATTTAATTTAGGTTTAGCAGAAAGTAAGATAGACGAAATTAAAGCAAAGGAGTTATCAAGTTCATCAGAAATATTTGTAGATATGGATGGTGTGCTTGTTGATTTCTTTGGTGCATGGACTAAACTTATGAAAGTTAAAAAGTGGTTTCAAATTAAAAATGTAGAAAAAGGTCTACAAAAAGTAAGAGATACCGAAGACTTTTGGCTGAACTTAAAACCTACTAAGAACGCAGATAAATTATTAGGAATCATTAAAAACATTAAAGGTGAATATAATATTTTATCGGCTCCATTAGCAGATGATCCGAGAGCAGAACCAGATAAACGTGCTTGGGTAGAGAAATACTTAAAGGCATTTCCACCTAAGAAAGTTATCATTACTGCAAACAAACAAGCATACGCAAAACAAAAAGATGGAACTCCAAATATCTTAATTGATGACTTTGGACAAAACGTGAAAAAATGGGAAGGCGCAGGTGGCGTGGGATTCAAACATAAAGACCATAAGTTCGAAAGAACTGCAAGTAGTCTTAAACAATACTTTGAAAAACCAGCAACTGAAGGCGACTTAATTCCACTTCCAAAAAATAGTGTTTCAGTAGATTCAGATGCTACTGATTACGACTTTATGAAGTTAGGACGTAACATGGCCAATATAGCAACAACTAATCCAGATGATGCTAATATGGGTGACCAAGATATTATGTTAAACTTCTTCGGAGGTGAAAAAGAAAAGAAACATATGGTATCCAACCTTAAAAGATTAGGTTACAAGGTTGGTGATGTAAGTGGTTATCAAGACCACAACTTTGACCCAGAACCCACTAAAGGCAATCCGCCGCCACAAATACATTCCAAAGACGTGGACGGTAAACTTGGTAAAATGAAGATCGCTCTCATTACACCAGTACAAAAGGATAGATCCTTTAGTAAACTAGCGAAACAATATCGTAATGTTCAATTGGATGAATATAAACCGATCGTTGTTGACCGCAAAGGACGTATTTGTAACGGACATCATAGATACGATGCACTACGCCTGCTAGATCACGAGTATGCTTTGGTAAAAATGGTAGATACATACTTGGAAGACATCATGAGCGAAAACTTTGCGGATGGCAAGAAGCCTGGACGGAAAGGCCTTAGCAAGAGAGTTGGAATACCAAAAAAGGCTTCCATAAGCCAACTGAGTAAAATTGCTAAATCTAGTTCAGGAGAGAAGAGGCGCATGGCCCAGTGGCAGTTAAATATGCGTAGAGGCAAGGCAAAAAAAGGTAAATAGTAGTATGAGACTAAGAGAATTAACATCAGTAAAGGAAAACCCTTTAGCACCAAAACCTACTATGGCTCAACAGGCCGCAGGTGCAGTCAAAAAAACTGTAAACAAAGTAGGACAAGGCGCTAAGATGGCCGCACAGAAGATGGGTGCAAAAGGTACTGGTGGTATGATGGCAAAAGGCTTAGATAAACTTGCTTCAGGTGGTGCATTAACAGGAAACTTATCCAAACAGATTGCTCCATTTGCCAAGCAACTATCTACTATATTAGCAGATACTACACTTAGAAACAAATTTATGATGCTTGTAAAACAAGCAGAAGCAGGTGCTAAAAAGCAGGCGGCACAACCACAAGCGGGACAACCTCAAGCACAACCACAAGCAGGACAACCTCAAGCACAACCACAAATGCAAACACAAAGCATGGAGGAAGATCCTTTTAACGATGAAGTTAATAACATACTTAAAAAACATCCAGAAGCAACTGCAAAAATGAAATCAACAGGTGATGTAAATGATATTTACAACACTGATTTATACATGGATTTATTTACACACTATCAACAAGATATGCCATACGGCACACAAAAAGCAAGAGATGGTGATCCAGTACAATTTATACAAGACGAATTAGATGAATTAGGCATATTTGATGATAACGAAATGGCTGAAGCGGCAACACCAGGTGCCACTAGTGCAGGTTCAATAGCAACTGTGGCTAATCCTATAACTGCTTATGCTAAAGTTAAAAAAGATGGCAAAGGTGTTCCTAAAGCAGACCAAAAGAAAACTCCTAAAGGAACAGCCGTAAATGCACTTGATATGAAGGGTGCAAGTCTATTTGGCGGAAACATACAAAAGAGGTAAATACTGTTATGAAAGAGAAAGAACTTAAAAACGAAGGTTTAGCAGATTTGGCTTATAAGGCAGAAGCCGATCATGAAGTACAAATGGCTCGTGCTGAATTGTACAAAATTGGAAAGTATGCAATCAAATTACATGAGATGCTTAAAGGTGTTTCAGAACAAGATGGTTTAGAAGGTTGGGTACAATCTAAAATTACAAAAGCAGGCGATTACCTAAGCAGTGTATATCATCATATGGATTACGAACAAAAGTTCGAGCAAGTTCAAACTGAAGCAAAAGCGAAACCAGACTTTTTAGACATGGACAAAGATGGCGATAAAAAAGAGCCAATGAAGAAAGCAGTCAAAGACAAAGAAGAGAAAAAAGATAAAAAAGAATCGACGGATTATAAGTCCGGACTTGCAGAAGAACTAAACAAAGTTCTTTCAAAAAAAAAGACTGAACGTTCTCTAACTAAACCCGAAGAAAAAGTAAAAGGTTCTAAAACAAACGCACTGTTTAATTTAGGAATGGCTGAATCTGCACATAAAGAAATTAAAAAAGTAAAGTTTGATGCTGACTTGAAATTACCAAATGGTAAAAATA